TTATCTTGGCATCATTAGTATAAACCAACTTAGCACCTTTTACGACTCCATCAAAGTATAAAGGCGAAATATAAATCCCACCTACTCCTTTGATTTCTAAATCTGAATAAACTATAATCATTTCAATCCTTTAAATGCTGCAGTTAAGCAACATTTAGAATTACACCAGCCGTAGCTTTAAGGTCTGTAGCTTTTTGTTCCCAGTTTGCAGAAGTTCCAAGAGCTGCACCAAGTGGATTAACACCGCTTGCAGTTTTCCAAGAGAAACCTTTAACGTTAAGCATAAACTCTCCCTCTCCTTGGATTCTGAATTTCAAGTTATCGTTACCACCAACCATCTCATTTAAGAAATTTCTAGTCGCTGTTTCAGTAGCTACAACTGAATCAACAGATAAACCAAGAATTGCAACACCAGCAGTCATATCAAGACCATCTGAATCTGTCATATAAACAGGACGTCCAAGAGTTCCAACTGATCCATCAGCTACAACACCACCTGCTACATTTGCAGTTGCGATACCTAAACCAGCTCCAACCAAATCAGCATAAGTTGCACCTTTCATTACCCAGCAAACGATTGTCTCTCTAGCATCTCCAAATGGTTTAAGAGCAGTGTTTAAAAGAGCGTGTGTAGCAGTTGCAAGACCGTTTCCTGTGATTGAACCTGCGTTAACTGCAATAGCCGCTTTAGTTGCAGTAATTGCACTATTCAGCATGAATGTAACAATACCTTTACCGATTTGTTCTCCAATTGCAACACTAAATGCAGCTGAATCCGAACCGTATCTTGTAGCATCAACAAGCTTGAATTCGATTGATCCAGTACCCCAGAATAATTTAATGTTATTCTCATCACGTGAACTAACCGCTTTTGCTGTTAATGCAGTATCAGCAGAAATATCTCTACGACCGACTAAGTTTGCGATTTCAGCAAGCATTGAAGTAGATTGTAAATCACCCATAATGTTTTCAGATGCTACTTTAATAGCTCCATTTGTTCCTGCTGTAAACGACTCAGCGTTTTGCATAATTGTCTCAGTTGCGGTTGCGTGTACTATGTCGTCATCAATTTTTAATGCCATTGTTTAAATCCTTATTTAGGTAAATTTAAATAGGCTTCTTGCCCATTTTGTTGGATATATGCACCTCTTTCAGATGCACTCATTGTAGAACGACCACCAGTGCTAGGCGTTCCTTGATTAGCCGGTGGAGTATTTCCACCTTGAGCTTTTACCGACGGATTAAGATAAATAGGTGAGATAGAAGATTTAATACTATCTATAACACTTGAAGCACTTAAGAACTCTCCTGTTCTAATATCCTTCGCTTTATCTCCCGTTGTGCTGTCTTTAACATATACTTTTCCATCTTCATAGATTAACTTTTCTTTAATCATGGAAGTAATGTTATTTCTAGCTAAAGGCTCATCTACAAAATCAGATAATAATCCACTTTCAACTATTGCACTTTTGAATAGTGAATCATTATACTTATTTGTAGTGTCTTGAATTAAAGAATCTTTACTTGATATTTCATCTCTCAAAGTCTTTAAGTCATTTTCGTACTTAGAAGTCAATTCAGTTTTTAACTTTTCAAGGTCTTTATTGGAGTTTTTTGAATCCAAGAAACCTTTGATCTCAGCAGCAGAATAATCTTCATCCAGATCCATCAACTCAGCGATCTCTTTTTTCAAAGTAGATAATGATTTATTAGTCTCTTTTGCTTTATCTCTAGTTTCTTTAAATTCAGAAACCACACCCTCCACCTTACCAAAAGCTTCTGTAAGCTCAGTTTTTAACTCTTCACTCTCTACTTTTGATAATAGTGTCTTAAATTGTTCTAGTACCGTCATTGTTGCTTCCTATTCGCTTAAGTCCATAAGCATTTTATTTAGTATATCCATACTATCAAGGATATTATAGTTTATTGTTTTAGGGAATTTAAAGGTGTTTATAAGAGGGTTGCGTTAAGGTCTCTTTGAAACCTAATCGCTTTTGTATTGTAGCTTAATTTAGTTTCAATTTACGCTTTAATTCATCAAGAGGTATAAATCTATTTCTTGCAACGTCTGCCATTTCTCTAAAAGTTGCTTTACCGCTTTTATAAAGTTTATATCGCTCTTTACCAAGTAAGTCTAATTTATATTCATCATCAAGAGCATTAAAAGCATCATAACCGCTTGCATTTTTTGATATTTGCTTAACCTCTCCGACTTTAAACTTTGTTGACGTAGTGCCGTCTCTATGATTTACTTTTCTAGTATCCCATTCAACCATGTTTCTATCAGGATACATTTTGTCAAACTCACGTGTCATTTCGTTTTCTATTTTCCACATTGATCTGCAATTATAGTGCGATTTAACTTTGTATTTTGCAGTCTCTTTATCTTTAGTTTTATAACCGTGTGCAGCTCTGCAATAAATAGAAGTTCTAGTATCTAAAACAGACGAATAAACCCAATAATCAATCTCATCTTTAAAGAACTCAAATGAAGCGTTTTTAGCATCTTCAATAGCGTTTAAAAGCACTGTTCTAGTTACTGTTCTCGCTTGATGCTGTGATAAATTTCCAAGTATCAATTTAACGTCTTTATTTATTTTATCAATGCCTACTTTATCATTAAAGCCTTGTAGTATTGTAGCTCTTAGCTTTTGATTAGCACCTAGTATCATTTGATTTTTTAAGTCGTCTATATTATTTCCAAGTATCAATCTATTTGGATTAAGTAGGTTTTCTTTTACGCTTTTATCAATGCTCTTGAACTTTTTAAACTCTTTTGCAAGTGTATCTGTAACGAAACCACCTGCAACTATTGCACCAAACTTATTATAAGATAGTTCACTAACCTCTGCAATATCTTCCATTATCTCATCATTGAAGCCAACAAATACATCATTCATAATCTTTTTTAATTCTGCTCTGATTGTTTTTTGATTAGTAGTTGATGCGATTAATTCTAAGATTTTCTTTTGCGCTACCTCTAGGTTTTTTTCAATAGCTAAATATGCCATAGGCTCGTATCTTTCAAGATAGAGCATAGCTTTTATTAGTTCAGTTTCGAGGTTGTTTTTAACCATTTAGCACTCCATTAAGTGTGTGAGGTAAGTCGTGCTTTATTATATAATCATCTCTATATTTTGATGCTTCTTCTATTGTATTAAATCTTTTTCTAAATAATGTTTTTCCATTATTATGCACCGTAGAAGCAAACTTACCCCTTGCTTTATCATAATAGACTCCTGTTAATCCGAGCTGATTATCATTTCTAACTCTTTTGTGATGACCATTTTCTTTAGAAGTTACAAATATGCAAGTTTCTGGGCTATATAGTGGAGGGTTTATTCCAAGTTCTTCACTCTTAATGTCTTTGTCTATCTCTAATCCATCTTTATACCCATTGTTTAATGCCCATTCTACAAAAGATAAAGGATTGTTCATCCACTCATCGCAAATAGTAACCCCTCTTCCCCCGTAATCTTTATAGTTAGTATTGTTCTTTGAATAGCATCTATTTTTAATTCCATAAAACACTTTATATATTTTTGAATTATGTTTACCGTGTATAGTTGATGATTTTCTGTTTGCGCAAATTCTACATTTAGTAGATTTATTATTTTTAACAGATTGCATACTTGCTCTATATTCTAAGTTGCACACTGGACACATAAATATACCATCTGTAGAATAATATTTATTTCCACTTTTTGAAATTCTAATCTCAGTTGGAAGTTTTTCTATTAATTTTGGTTTCATAATTAAGCCTTTATGTATTATAAAAGCTTCGCCAGTGCAATTTAAACTGGCTTGTAAGTCTTGCCTAGCAATAGGTCTTATACACATATTATACTATTCTTGCATTGAATTATTGCTTAATAATCCACTTTCAGATATAAGTTGTTTTTCTTTGTCTATGTCAAAATCAGCATTTAATCTAAAAGCACCACTTTGTATAATCTTAAACATTGTATCAATTGACATATTTCCACTTGTTACCATATTGTTTAATGCTATTAATTCGTTTGAACTTAAAGGCTGCGAAAGGATGTCGCTATCTATTTCTATACTACCTCCATCTTCAATGCCGTACATTCTAGCAGCCATTTGAAAGATTAACTCCACCGCATCAATTAAAGCCCTTACATAGCCATTTAATTTACTTTGCGACTGCGAACTTGATATATTAACTTCCGTTGCTGTGAGCGTCTTATCTTGACTTATTACACTTAAGCCCATTTCACGCATCTTTGTTTCTATTTTCTGTAATAAACCTTCATTAACAGCAACACCACCGCCTGCATAATCTAACCATTCAACAGTTGCTTTTTCGTTAGCGCTAACAACTGCCTTATTTACTGATATTGTTACGCTTCCAAGCTCATCTTTATCAAACCCAAACATCTTAAGCACGGGCACACTTGATATATGAGCTGAGTGTCTACTATCTGAGAATATCTGATAGTGTGCAATATTCAATTCTGCTAAATCCATAAAAGGTGGCATAGCACTAAAAAACTCATCATCATCAAGATTTAAGCATACCAATGGAATAAAGTTTAAACCTGTATTTCCTTCATCAATCACTACATCTTGTTTTTGCTTCTCTTCTTTTCTGATAATTGCATAGCTACCTATCTCTAGAATACGGTATTGTTCAATAGTTTTAGTTCCATAAGGATTAGCTGGATCTTCTTCCTCAACAAACTCACGTATTTTCACTTGACTTAAAATAAGTTGTCCGTTCTCTACTCTTGTTTTCCATGATGTGATATTTTCGGGACTTATGATAGTAATATAAGGTCTTATTCCTAGCTTTTGTTCATCAGCTCTTGTTTTGACATTCTCAGCTTTTGGTAAGTCAATCAATGCAAAACTTAAACCCTTTTGTAATGCTTTTTTAAACATCTTCTCAACTAAAACGTCCATGTGATTACCTTGAGCATCAGCATTTTCAATCATAGATTCAAGCTGTGTTGGAATATCATCTCCATACACAATAGGGTTTTTGAATATTAAGCCAGAAAGCCCGTCTATAGTGCTATTAAAAGCATCAAAGTAAGTCGCTTTAGATAATCTAGAAGTGTATGACTTTTCAGCTTCTCCATCCTCTTTTGGAAGATAGACTGTGCCAGCTTCTTTTACTTTAACAGCACCGCCAACAATGTCGTTTATTTTTCTATAATATTTGAGTTTATTTGAAAGTGTAGGTTGAATATAATCAAGCATAGCATAGCCTATTTTAATTTTAGACTATGTTACTATTATTTTAGTTTCTTTTAAAGGTGTTTATTAACCCTTAATCCGACCAATAACATCATAAGCTATTAAATTCATATCGCCTTGAATATCGCTTATCTTTGTTTGTTCCATTAAATCAGCTATCTTTAGAAACTGATTACCATCTTCAAGCCATTTCATTTCTTCATGCAAAGGTCTTTTTATCTCTGAGAAATTACAATATAAAACCCACAAACCAAGCATCTCTAAATTGATTCGCTCTTGTTGTAGTTTAATCAAAGTGCTTCCAACTCTTTTTTCAAGGTTCTTCTTCATCCAAAGAGCAGTTTCTTTTCCGCCTGCTTTATAAAGATTATTGATCGTCTCTTGAAGCTTTTGTAACAATCTATCTAAGTTTGAATCAATACGCTTATTAATTTTATAGTCTTTATTACTGTTTCTATTTGATATACTCTCATCTTCTTTCGTGTCTGTTTGCTTTGATACAGTTATTAAACTATGTGCAAACGATACTATAAGCATATCTTTTTTAGCTCCTGCACTTATCATGAAATACTCGCAATGTAGGTAAGTGCTAGTGCTATATATCCAACCGTAAAGATTAAATATCCTAGTGAGATTTTACTCATAAATATCATCCTCTCTAAACTCACAATGCACTACGTCTGCTTTCACTCTAAATAAATCTTCCATTCTTTTATCTAAACAATCATTAAGAACTTTTCTACTGCTTGAATCAACATCGCTTACAGATATTTTAAAAGCTTCTTCAATAAGCTGTTTTCTATCCATCATTATGATTTGTTCACACTTTTGCTTTAATGTTGTTTTATTCATAATACACCTCTATCAATACATTTAACTAATCCTAAGTTATCTACTGCATAAAAGTGATCAAACACTTTACCCTCAATCACCCAAATTGCGTGAAGTGCATCATCGTTTGTGTTAAAGCCGTATGCTTCTATTTTACCATCTTTATAGACTGCCAAAAGCCCGTCTTTTTTTCTTATTTCGTACATCTTAATCCTCCTTATGAATTAAAGAATGATATAATATACTTTATTAAAAACTACTTAAAAACTAGATTAATCAGAACTCAAACAACTCTGCTAATCTATCCAAAACATAAAAACCGAGTATAAAATAAAATATTTCTAGCATTTTTGCTCCTTATAGGATGAAGTCTGTGCTTGTTAATGTTGATTTCCCATAGCTTGAATAATGCCATGAAGCATAACTATTTCCATCAAATACATCATCAAACCACTCATGTTTTTTATTCGGTAAACCGTTCTCATCAAATACGTGCTTCTCATGTGCTTCTATGCCTCTTTTGCATCGAGCATGGATAAAGTATCTTCTCGTCTTATCTGCTGCACAAACCATTGAGTTATGAGCATTTACTCTATCTATTATATTAGGGTTTCTTGATAGATTCATAACTCTATATCCATAGCTCTTTATAATATCTAAATCAGTTCTTCCACCTGCACTTGACTTATTTGCGTTACCACTTGCATCTGTGTGAAATACGCACCTATGTTTAGGGTATCTTTGCTTTATAGCTTCCATTAAGTCATTAGTATTAAATGATCCAAAGAACTCATCTACTAAGTGTAACTCATGTCCTCTTAAAACATGAACACCACACGGCATTTTATTTACATTAAAATCCACACCCATTATAAGCGTATCATCATCTGTGATCTCTTCAAAACTGCGATTAAGTTCACGGTCGAAGTTTGGCACTACTAAACCATCAAAACTCTCAAAACTCGCTAAATACTCTTGTCTAAAAGTTCTTTCATCAAGATCGTGCATCGCTGATTGTATTTCTTCTTCATCAACATAACCACCATCCAAGGTAGTGAATTGCCACGACTCCCAATCATTAAGTGACTTCGCATTGTTGTATAAATCATAAAAGTAATTTCTACCCATAGGCGATGATATAAACACCGCCCACCCTTTCTGATCAGATAAAGCAGGTCTTAAAACTTGTTGCCAAACATTTTCAGGGTCTCTCATTGTTGCAAACTCATCACAAACAACACCACTAAGTGAAACACCCCTCATTGTGTCTGGACGATCTGCACCTTTCAGTAATATTCTAGAACCGTTTATAAGTTCAACTTCCAAGCGTGATTCATTTATCTTAATAGCTATTTTATCTCGTACTTTACTTTTCAGTATTTCCCATAGTATCTGCCGAGCTTGTGCAAATGTTGGAGCTACGAAAAAATAAATACCTTCTTTTGATAATGCTTTTGTGAGAATTATATAAGTTGCTAAATATGACTTCCCAAACCTTCTTCCACACCCTGCTACCTTGAAGCGCGATTCGTTATGAAATATAGAGTGCTGTTTTTCTTTTAATAGTTTTGAAGAGTTGAATTTGATTTTAATTGTAGGAACACTACTCAATTTCTACTTCCACGATATTATTATTCTGTATCGCAACCTGTGCAGCAGTTGAAGGGTTTGCTATTGATTCAATGTCTTTTAAAGCACCAGTTAAATTCTTTATTGTTTTTGTATCGAAGTTGTCTTTATTTTTTAATAATATACCTTGAGCTAATTTCGCTAACTTTCTATTATTTGAAATTAATTCATTATCCAAT